CTTGCCAAGATGCTTCTCCAATACGTCTAAGACAGGTAATGCCCAAGGCATAGTCTTCTCTGTCAGGTCACCCTTTAAGAAACCAAGTTCTTTACCCACCGCCACATGCGGCCTCGTGATAACGATTTTATCAATTTGTTTAGTCGTATAGAGGTCTGACGCATATGTCGCCGTAACGTAAGTTTTGCCTGTTCCAGCTGGACCAAGAACAAATACTTGAGACGATACTTTAAGGGCATCTAGGAACTCCTTTTGCTTAGTTGTCTTTGCGACAATACCAGAGGTGACTTTCTTGTCAGCCCCCTTGTAGTTTGTCTTCCGTCTGGTACGCTTGGGCTTCTCAGGGAAGTCATCCATTACCGTTGCTCTTTCTCCATTTTGGCTTTGAGTTCTGTGTAACCACCAATGTAATTTCCGCTGGGGTCGAAGATTTGAGGTACTGTAGTTAGTCCAGCTTTCTTGACTAACGATAAGACCCAACGGGAACTTTGGGACTGTACGTTATACTCTGTGTAAGGGAAGCCACTACCCTTTAGCATAGCCTTAGCAGCATCACAGAAGTTGCATTGATCTCTAGTAATGATTGTGTACATGGTCCCCCCTACATATATTTCTTTGATTGGTGAAACATCCTCTTATACACCCCAGAAAAAGATGAGTACATAAGTTGAGCAAAGTTTCTTAACTCCTCTAAAGAGTGTTCTTTAACTTCCATGACCCAGTTCTCCCTCTTGAAAGGAAACACTTGTACTAGGGGAGTACCCTTGGCAATAAAAACATCTTGCCCCGACAGATCAGTAAATGCAAATGGCAGATTTATCTGTTGTTCGTACACGTCTGTGTCAACCACACCAGAGTAAAAGTGAACTCCCCTTATGGCGAGAGAGGCATCATTTAGTATTGGCGTAATTAGACAGCTATACCCAGGTGGAGTTATTGTAGTAAACATATTACGCACCTTTAGGGGGATAGCGTTACCAGTAGCTTGCATGGGTTCATCCCCCAGTTGGTCAGGGGAGTGAGGCTCTATAAGGTCTCCGTCAAACTCATTGGGGACTGACCAATCAGCTTTCCAGTGGTTCTCTTCACCCTCAGTCCACCCAGTGATAACTAGGTCACAAGGGGCAGGTATAACATAACCAGACTTCATAGCGTCTAAGAATGGCATACAGCCCTTTAAACTAAGGTTGCGAGTCTGTGGGTCAATCCCATTGGTAAGTTTCTTGAACCAACCTGGTATGGCTTTGGATGCGGGTACGGGTGGGGATGATCCGTACAAGTGTCTATCCTGTGCCTTGAAGGTAATTTTCTTTGGTTTAGACATGCTATCTCCTAAAGTTAATTGGGCAGTTTAAACACATGCCCAGGTGGTCGGGTTACACTAAGTCTACGATCTCACAGCTGTCACCAGAACACGCTAGTGTCTGACTACCTGCTGTGTTATCCTCAACCTCGTACTCAGCTAGTTCATCCCAGTTAAGAGACTTAGGCATGACAGACTTTAGTGCCTCATAGTCTGACTTACCTACATCCTGATATGGTGCCTGTTGGTATGTGTGTTCGCTGAAGGGTAGGAACGACACACCAGACATTTCATCAAAGTGCTTGTAGACGAAAGAACCCACCTCAAACCACTCGTCAGAACGGACGTTGATTGTCACGGATGGCTTGTGTTCGCACCAATTACGCTGGTAGGCTAACCACATTTCTAATTGCTCTACAGCAGTCATGTCAGATGTCGTTACAGCATTGTCAGGCGACTTCATGGGGAAACTAAACACCACTGTGGTATCTGGCTTCATCACACAAGGTTCATTCGGTACACCACGGTCCTTCAAGAAGTTTGTAATTGGGTCTTTAATGTCACCACGCACAGTACGGATGTAATAAGGGCTGTGACGAGCATGGATACCACTAGCAGAGTCAACAAGCTGGGAGACAGTGCCACTAGGTTTGACACAAGTGATAGCAGCAGCAACAGGGATACCAAGGCGTTCAGCCCATTCAGCATTAGTAGTAATAGCGACATTCTTAAGATGCTCCAGTGTTTTGTCTAACCCACCGTTCTTGGTGGTCATTAGAGGGTTGTCCATGATACCCGTGAGGCTAACACCCAACAGACGCTCTTCTTCGGTATTGTCTTTCCACTCCTTAGACAGGTATGGGAAGTGTGTGTAGGTACTCTGTACTGTACCTAAGATGGTAGCAAGTTTTACCTTTCGTTCTAAGTCATCTAATGTATCCGTTGCACGGACTACGCACTCCGTTAGGTTGCAAAACTGCGAATCACGCAAGATGATTTCGCTGCACGGATTCGTACCAAAGTCAAGGTCTGATTTACGGCGTCCGTTCTTAGCTGCCTGTACCTTAGCTGCCTCACGGTTGAAGATACCACGCTCACCACTGCCGCTTTCCACTAGGGCTTGCCACTCACGCATGAAAGAGATGCTGTCTGGCTTCTCAGTATAGCTCACAGAGTTGTTAGCCAAAGCTCGTTGTGGATTGTTCTCCCACCATGCACCTGACTTAGCGTGACGCATACGGTCATCCGAAAGATTACTCAATGAAATCATAGCTGAACGACGAACGCCGCCTACGACGACCACCTCACCGATCTTACACATGATGTCGTGACATTCGATAGAAGATAGCTTACGTCCTGTAGCGCCCTTGAATGTGTGGACGACAAAGTTGAACAAGTCGATCAGAGGCGCTGGGCCACTAGCACGACCACCAAAGGTCTTTAGTCTAGCACCCGCTGGACGTACCTTGGAGACATCCCACTTGGGAACCTCACCACTGTACAGAAGAGCAATGACCTGACGTAGAGCCTTAGCCCAGCCTTCCTTGCTGTCCTTCACAACGATTGTAGTATCGCTATTGAATAGAGCCTCTGGAACCTCTGGCAGCTTGTTGATGTACTGACGCTCAACTGAGAACCCAACGCCTGTCCCACAAAGCAAGATGAACATAGCTTGGTCAAAGCTCTTGATGTTCTTAACTGTTAGGTAGCTACAGTTGTACATGGCTGTATTGTCACGGAGTGCTGCTGGACCAGCGGTCATAAGAGAGCGCATGGATGGCATAACGTCGAGAGATAGGATAGCCTCTTCAATCTGACGAACATAGCTGTCGTCTCCTGCTACAGGCTTTACGATGTTATCCATGTAACGCTCTACAGTCTCGCCCCATGTCTCACGGCGTCCCTCTTTGTCCAGCCAACGTGCATAACGTGACTTGTGGATGAAGGCTTGGTAGTCTGTTGGTAGTTGGTTGCTCATTCGCCGCGTCCTCGCATTGTTTTATCTTCATCTAACCAGACCATACGGTCAATGTCTTCTCGGCTAATGCCAATGTCCTTTAGTTCCCTATCGGACAGTCGGTTCAGTATCTTGATTGCCTGTCTATGCTCTGACCACATCACACAGTACCTCATAAACCTCACGAATATGTTGTTTACCCATCTTGCCTTCATCTGTTATCTCCTGATCCTCTAATCACACCACGTTTGGCACGATCATCTAACTTGTCCATGTTAACTTGCATTACCTCTTCTAGGTTGCTGTAGAAGTAGTTTGACAGGGCAGTAGCGTAGAACACGACATCACCAAGCTCTTTGACGATCTCCTTCTGGCTCACCTTGCTGTTGTCTCGCAGGTACTTCTTGATCTTCTCAGCTACCTCTCCCGCTTCACCGACTAGGCCAAGGGTGTTCTCAACCAACCTAGTGTCGCCCTCAGTGACGATCTTATCCTCAACCCAATAGGAATACGACATCGGTGTGATGTTCATAACCTTGAAGGCGTCTATGTCTTCTTGCGTAATCATATCGTTCTCCCGTAGAACTCTGTTGGTGTACCCGATGGCTTCGCTATGTCGAAGAGATACCAAGCACAGTTATCTTTACCCACACTCTTACTGCCTTCAATCCACTTAACCCTGCCGACACTTACTACCTTAACACAGTACGTCATCAAGATAGCTGACTGCTTAGTGTGCATCCAGTCTGCATCGAACAATAGCCATGTAGGACACATCTGCATCCACATTTCCATTAGGGGGTGTAGTATCTTTCTGTCCCACGGGGGGTTAGTGATACAGAAGTCTGTTACACCATACTCCCCGAAGGTTAGGTCAAGGGCATTATGCTTGTAGATGCCCTCAGCCCTTGGCTCAATGTCACAAGCAAACAGGCACTCAGCGTGTCCCTCAGTCAGCTGTTCTATGTGTTGGATCAACCGTCCGTCACCCGCACAAGGCTCCACATAGTCAAATGCGTAAGGCAAGTGCGGGATCAGTGGCTCTACAGCTTCGATAGGAGTGGGATAGTAATCCCGTGGTACTCTCTCAAAGTCGCTGCGTTTACCCATATAACTGTTCCAACCTCTTCAGTGACACAAACTCAGGTTCGTATGTGCCGTTACTGATCTCACGTTTGATGACGACACCCTTCCACCAGTCTAGGTTAGCCTGTCCTGCCCACCCTTCCTCAGCGCCCTTGAAGCAACCAGCCACCAAACCGATAGCACCAGCTGCATCTTTGAACTTAACATCACGCTTGTGGCTGTGACCGCAGGTAGAACTCTTGTACCTATGGTTGAGCAAACTGTTAGCGTGGTGCATACCTGACATGGCAGTGCCGTAGTTACCAGCACTAAAGAAGTGAGCATATGAGACACCATCATACTCAGCAATAGCGGGGGCTGAGTTGTGGTACTCATGGTACTCGTCGAACCAAAGGTCAGTCTGTAGGTGCTTAAAGGAGACACCGTACTTGTCACCCTCAATCCGTGGGTCGTGCTTCAAGGCTTTCTTGATGCGGTTTTCGTGGTTCCCTTCAAAGCCAAACCAAGCGGAGCGTTTGTATTTCCTAGTAGAGGGCTTTCGTCTAAGACGGTCCATCGCTTCATTGTAATGTTCAATATCCGATTGGTAACTCTGGCTAACAATAGCTTCAGGGTATCGACCATCAAAAGTGTTAAGAGAGCGCATATCGGCCCCGTCACCAAGATCAATAACGTAGTTAGGATTAACCTCATAGATCAACTCCCCAAGCCAATCGAACCGCTCGTTGTTCGTCGAGGGGTCACTGTGTGCGCAACTAAAGATGATAGCTGTCTTAGGCATCGTACTTCTCCCCCTCATAAGGAACTTTGATCTCTACTGCATCTATAGAGCTATCAAACATACGCTTGAACTTGTAGGCATCATTGAAGGTCTCGAATGGTAGGTCATCTGTGAACATCTCTCCAGACTCTACGTCTTCTACACGACAAGTTAGAAGGTAGGTTCCTTCCTCGTCTAGGAAGGCGTCACTAAAAACTCGATGCACCTTATATACTATTTCAGCCATTCTTCGGGTATCCTTTTGTCTGCGTACATGAAGCCGTTCTTGTCTGCCCACATGCCCAATGTTGTCTTAGACCCTTTACGAATCTTAGCCCTACTGTTGCTGAACACAAACCGTATGTCAAGCTCAGGGTGTTGCTTCTTGATCTCTAAATGTTTCATTCTGTCATCTGTTGTGAATCGGCCTTTTGACTCAACTATCACACCGTTAGGCAAAATGAAGTCGGGGGTGTAACTCTTGTTGCGGTGCAAGACCCACTTGATCTTCATGGTCTCGTACCCGAAAGCTACACCCCTCTGTTTGAGGTCTTCTGATATGTCATCCTCAAGCCCAGAACGGTAACCGTGCTTTATAGCCTGTTGTCGTTTCGAGCTTTTGGTGGCAACCATATCTCACCCTCTTCCCTTCGTAACCAGAGCAATCTGGCGTTCTCAATGACCCTCTCTTCGTCACCATCATAGGCTTTGACGACACGATCCCAAAGGTCTTCTTCTTCTGTAGCACCGTCCAGTATCTTCTCTGCCTTCTTAGGCCCAACCTTGAACAAACCAACAATGTTGTCAGCCCTATCTCCAGTTAGGATTTGAGTATAGAAGAACTTGATACCTTCGTCTGGTGTTACTTTCGTGTAATCCCCCCTGACAATGTTGAAGTGCCAACAGGGTATCTGTAGCATATCTTTGTCAATAGAGGCGACACAAGCATCGTAGCCTAGTCGGGCGGCTTCAATAGCAATGAGGTCATCGGCTTCCTCTCCTTCGCTTATAGTGGCTTTATACTTGCTCTCCATGTAGTCTCTGGCGT